GCGGCATCCGGAGAAACGCAGACGCTCCCGGCAGGCAACTACATTTGCAAAATTATGGGTGCAAAAATAGTTACATATAACGGCAAAAATGGAAAGTTTGACAAGCTGGAAATTAGCGTTGACATTGATGAGGGAGAATTTAAGGGCTTTTATGCCCGTGACTACCGCAATCAGATGCAATGGGGGGACCAAAAGTGGAAAGGGTGCCTGCGCCCTTACTGCCCAACCAACGAGGATTCTGACCAAGCACGCCGCACAGCCGCTATCTTTAAAGGAATTATTGAAGCTATTGAATCTAGTAATCCAGGTTACAAATGGAACTGGGATGAAACAACGTTAAAAGGCAAAAAAGTTGGTGTGCGGTTCCGCAGTACTGAGTGGGCATACAATGGCCGCACAGGATGGAAATCACAGCCTTACAGGTTCGTTCCGGTAAAAGGCATTGAAGAGTTAGACATCCCGAAGGACAAGCCTCTGGCAGTTAATGATAAGCCGCAGGCACAGCAGCAGGGAGATTTTCAGAATCTTCCTGACGAGGGTGACCTTCCTTTTTAGCATAAAAACAATGAGCCGGGTGGGATTTGGGTGGTACAGGCTCTGAAAGCGGTGAAAAAAGCATTTGGAATTTAACTATAAATTAGAAGACTTTGATACATCGGCGCCATACGAGGACGTATTAAGCATTGACAGCAGTTTTGAGCGACAGCAGGCATACAACAAGCTAGAAAAAAATGCTGGTAGTGTTGGCGTAAAACATTTTTCGCAGCTTTGGAAGTCGTTTGTTTCCGAAGCCGAACCAAAAAACAGTTCAAAAGTCATTGACATGTGTGAAAAAACAAATTTCTCAAACCAGCCTATTGAGCTACGATCAGGCGCATGGAAAGCAGACGACAACGGGATTTACAAAGATGCACGTTACGGGGGATCAGAAGTCGCGGCTGCCTGCCCTATCACCATTACAAAGCGTGTCGTAAACATTGACACAGGCGAAGAAAAGCTTGAGCTGTCATATACAAAAGGTGACCGGCACTGGAGGCACGTTGTAGTGTCAAAGCTTGTCACGTCAAACAGTCGAAAAATTGTGGAACTGGCTGGCTGCGGAATTTCGGTTACTTCCGAAACAGCGAAAAATTTGGTTGATTATCTGTTTAACCTCGAAAATTTGAACCTGGATTTAATACCGGAAGTACAGTCAGTCGGTCGACTCGGCATGATTAAAGACATTGGATTTTCGCCATATGTGCCACAAATCACATTTGACGGTGACGAAAAATGCGGAAAGGCATATGCAGCAATGCATGAGCATGGGAACCGCGATCAATGGGTAGAGCTTATGAGGGGACTCCGAAAAACAACAATCGAATTACGTATTGTAATAGCATCGGCATTTGCAAGTGTACTTGTTTCCCCCCTGAATATCAATCCTTTTTTTGTACACATATGGTCCGGAGAATCTGGGTCTGGAAAAACTGTTGCGCTAATGTGCGCCGCGTCCGTGTGGGGAGATCCGCACTGGCAGGGCAGCGCGTACATACAGACATTTAATGCGACACAAGTAGGACTAGAGCGGTCGGCAGCATTTTTCAATCACTGCCCACTTATGATAGATGAGCTGCAGCTTCTTAAAAATTCTCACGGACAAAACAAATTTGACATTGTGTATTTACTTTCAGAAGGGCAAGGACGTACCAGAGGAAATAAGTCTGGTGGCATTGATATCACCCCCACATGGGCTAACTGCATGATAACGACCGGGGAAACGCCTCTCACAACATCCAACAGCGGTGCAGGCGCGATAAACCGTGTTATCAGCATAGAGCTATCCCCTGACAGTCCTATCGTCACAGATGGCCACACGCTGTGCAATCTGCTTTACAAAAACTATGGATTTGCCGGCAAAGAGTTTGTAAGCCATCTATATGGATGCAGTCAAGAAGAACATGCACAGGATGTATATGACGGATTTTTCAAACAGCTGTGCGAATCAGAATCAACTGAAAAGCAAGCTATGGCTGCCGCTTGCATTTTGACAGCGGATAAGCTTGCGACAGACTGGATTTTCCAAGATGGGCAAGCGTTGACTGTTGAAGAAATCGGACATTTCCTTGTTACAAAAGACGAAGTTAATGTTGGAAAGCGCGGATATGCATATATTTGCGACTGGGTAGCGCAAAACGCAAACAAAATGCGTACCCATGCCGATGGTGATTTTGGTGACGTTTACGGCGTAATTGAGCAGGACATAGCGTATATTATTGCAACAATTTTTGATAATGTATGCAAAGATGCAGGGTATGACCCAAAGCCGATTAAGGCATGGATGAAGAAAAATGGCAAGATGAAGTTGCAAGAAAACGACGCTTCTCGTCGCTACACGGTTCAAAAGAAAGTAAATGGCTTGTCAAAAGTCAGATGTGTGGCAGTTATCATGGACAGCTTTGACGATGATTTAGCAAAAGAGGACTTGCCTTTTGATGACTAATATTACTTTAAAGAAATAAATGTTGCCACTGTTGCCACTGTTGCCACCTTTTCCGCAATACACACGTTGCATTTATAGAGGATATTTTTCAAATAAATTTCAAAAAATATTTTCCCCCTATAGAGCTTTGGGGAGATTTGGTGGCAACAGTGGCAACATACATCAAAATATCGCATAGTACCAGTGCTTCTGAGCGTTGCCACACGGTGGCAACATGATGGCAACAGGTGGAAACAGGTGAAAACATGAAGGAAAGGAGTAAATCGTGAATAAATATACATTGCGTGAATATCAAAAAGAATGTGTTGATTCGATTGTTCGCTCTGGTCCTGGGAAGTGGCTGGTAGTCATGGCAACCGGACTCGGTAAGACAGTAACGTTTGCAAACATCCCACGGGATGGGCGAACACTTCTGCTGTCGCACCGTAGAGAACTGGTAACACAACCACGTAAATATTTTGACTGTGATTACGGGGTTGAATTGGGTTCGCAGCACAGTCACGGTGAACCGGTTGTGTCAGCAAGTGTACAGACAATGACGCATCGAATGAATAACTTTGCGCCGGATGAATTTGACCGAATTATTTGTGATGAAGCACATCATTCAGCTGCAAAAAGTTACAAACAGATTTTAGATTATTTTGAACCGAAACAAGTAATTGGATTTACAGCAACACCTAATCGCTCTGACTCCGTTCGGCTGGATGATGTATTTCAAGATATTGTGTTTGAGCGAGACTTAAAATGGGGAATTCAGCAAGGGTATTTGTCCGACATCTATTGCCGCCGTGCTGAAATCGGATATGACTTGAGCCACGTAAAAGTTTCCGGAGATGATTATGCCCCTGGAGAACTGGCGGAAGCAATGGACGGCACCGCGGATGCAATCGCACAAGCGTACAAGGACATGGCCGTCGGTGCCACACTTATATTTTCCGTGTCTGTTAAGCAGGCGAATGAAATTGCAAAACGGATACCAGGCGCGGCCGTTGTAAGCGGGAAAACGCCTCCAGCAGAACGTCAAGCGCTTATTGATAAACTAACGAATGGAACCATTCCCTGCCTTGTTAACTGCATGGTTTTTACCGAGGGCACAGACATTCCGCGAGTCGAAACAGTTATTATTGCCAGGCCTACCAAGTCGGATGCATTGTATACACAGATGGTTGGCCGCGGGCTACGGCTTGCGCCTGGTAAGGACAAGCTTAATCTAATTGATTGCGTAGGCGTAACGGGTTCTAGGAGCCTCTGTACGGCCCCGTCACTGTTGGGAATAGACTTATCGCCTGTACCGGGAAAGAAGCAACAGGAGCTAGAGGGACTATTGTTTGACCTGCCTGACAAGGCGGCGGCATTAAGTGATTGCCCTGAAAGCTGGATAAGGAATGTTGAAATCGTTGACTTATGGGCAAAAGCACAGTCATACAACACACATGGAGTCAACTGGTTTAAGCAGCCAGACGGCAGAATGACGCTTTCTCTGCCGCACAAGCGGCTGACAATTCCCCCGGCTGACAAATTGGGCAGATGCAATTTTGATGGACGAATTGTTACGATGCAGTATGCATTTGACAACGCCTATAAGATGCTGTGCCGTGACTACGCAAAAGAAAAGTACATTTGGGATGTGTCGGCGGCAAAACGTTGGGGCGCACAGCCTGCCAGCGAAAAGCAAGTAAAGCTTGTCAGCAGAATGTGCAAAGATTTTGATTGCACGGCACTTACAAAATTGCAAGCAAGCCAGATTTTGAACAGGAGGTTAGCAGGATGAACCGTGTGTTCAAACTCAACCCTATGCAGGAATCATCCATCCAGCGCGCAATTTTCCTTTGGAGCGAGCAGCCATCAATTCGCAGTCAGTTTCCAGAACTCGCAATGCTACATCACATCAAAAACGAAACTGCCTATGCCGATGCAAAACAAATCGCGGTTGACAAGGCGTCCGGCGTAAAAAAAGGTGTACCGGATTTGTCGCTTCCCTGCCCGCATGGAGGGTTTCACGGGCTGTACATAGAACTTAAAACGGCTAAAGGGCGTCCGTCTAAAGAGCAGCTGTGGTGGATTGATAAATTATCAGAACACGGATATTGTGCTTGCATCTGCTATGGATACCAGGAGGCGATAAAATGCGTCGCAAAATATCTAAGCCTGCCGAACCCAAACACGGTCCGAACGAGCGGGCAAAACAGCTGAATTTGATTGCAGCACATGGCGCAAACACAGATGACTTATGTATTGAAGAAGCGTTGTATGTTCGTGGAATATATTGGACATTGCGCCGCTATT